CCTTACCCGGAGTTCTTGCCCAGGCCGGAGCCGGCTAAGAAGTGATCAATCGGCTTCTGGACCTGGCGACCTGGATTCTGATCGTGATCGTGATCCTGGCAATGGTCACCCTGGTCGAATTCATCCGCCAATACGCCCAGATTCTACCCTGAATGGATCGTCCGACCTTCCTGAAAGCACTTGAGCAGTCAGGCAACGTCTCCGCCGCGGCGGCGGCCTGCGGCATCCATCGGACGACTGCGTACCTCCAGCGCAAGACCGACCGCGAGTTCGCCCGGGAGTGGGATGAGGCGCTTGAGGTCGCCTGCGATAGCCTGGAGCATGAGGCCCGGCGGCGGGCGCTCGAGGGGTGCGATGAGCCAGTCTTCTACGAGGGTTCCGTTTGCGGTCATGTGCGGAAATATTCGGACACGCTTATGATCTTCCTCTTGAAGGCCCACCGGCCGCACAAGTTCCGCGACAACGTGGCCGTATCCCATTCGGGAGACGTGACAATCCGCGTCGAATATGCCGACCTTGACGATCCGGTTGAAGCGTCCGCACGAGGCGCAGCAGAGGATTCTCCGTGAGACCAGGCGGTTCAATGTCATCGCCTGCGGCCGGCGATTTGGCAAGACCCAACTCGGGATGCACCGGCTCATCCGCCCGGCCCTCGAGGGTCATCCGGTCGGCTGGTTCGGGCCCGCGCGCAAGTATCTGGTCGACGCCTGGCGGGATTTCATCCAGCGGCTCAAGCCGGTCATTGCGCGGAAGAACGAACTGGAGTGGCGGATCGAGCTATGCTCCGGTGGCATCATCGACTTCTGGACACTTGAAGACCCCGACGCAGGGCGGTCCCGTAAATACAAGCGTATCGCGATCGATGAGGCTGCGAAATGCAGGCACCTCGAGCGCGCCTGGAATGCCGCGCTGCGACCGACTCTTACCGACCTCAAGGGCGATGCGGATTTCTATTCGACCCCGCGCGGCCGCGACTTCTTCTGGAGAGCCTTCACCTGGGGCGAGGACCCTGAGCGCGCAGATTGGGCCTGCTGGCGGATGCCGACGGCAGCCAACCCGCACATCGACCCGGCCGAGATCGAGGCGGCCCGCCGGCAGCTCCCCGAGCGGCTCTATCGGCAGGAGTACCTGGCCGAGTTCCTCGAGGACGCCGGCGGCGTCTTCCGCGGCGTTGCGGCCTCGATCACGCGCGGCCACACGGGCAACCGGATGGTGCCGGATCCCACGATCAGTTATGCGATGGGTATCGACCTGGCCCGGACCGAGGATTTCACGGTCATCACGGTGGTCGGCAGCGACTTGCGGCAGGTCTACTTCGAGCGGTTCAACCAGATCAGTTGGGAGCGTCAGATATCGAGCATCGTCGCCATGGCGCGGCAGTTTCAGCCGACCGTGGTGGTGGACTCGACCGGAGTCGGCGATCCGATTTACGAGCGGCTCCAGCGGAGCGGGCTTTACGCGCTGCCCTATCAGTTCACCAATGCCTCAAAACAGCGGCTCATCGACAACCTGGCCATGCTGCTCGAGCAAGGCCGGATGAGGCTGATGGACATCCCCCAGCAGGAGGCCGAGTTATCGGCCTTTGCCTACGAGCTGACACCGGCCCGCAACATCAAGATGGGCGCGCCGGAAGGGATGCACGATGATTGCGTGATCGCCCTGGCTCTGGCGGCCTGGGGCGCGTCCGAGGCGGGCAATCCCGTGGACTCGATCGGAGCGTTCTGATGGGCAATCAGACGATCCAAATCATCTGTGATCGGTGCCTCCAACCGTGCGAGTCACTGATCTACCTGGAGAAGGCCGATCTTTTCTTCTGCTTTGCCTGTCTGGCCCGGCAGTTCAGGGATGAGGGACTATCGGCGGCCCTGGTGCTGGAGAGGAAGACTAGATCAGACCGCGCATAGAACCATAGACTTCGACAGTATTGCCAGATCGGGTTCGCCCTTCAACGACCAGTGTTGACATAGGCGAAACCAGCAAATGCTGAGCGAGAGGCGTCCGGTATTCCCAAACACATTCCGTCTGCACATCCATGAGCCATACGGGAATCTGAGGGGCATTGTCCCAGCGAACGCGAACCTCCATCGGTACGATCGAAGCCACGGGCATAAGCGACCTCGAGCAAAAGGACCAGGTATGAATTGCGATCGATCGCTGATCGTCTATCCTGCCGATTTCCTTCCATGCTCGACCTTTAATGACCATAGGCCCCATCGGCTGAATCCAGCTCCGATCATGGATGATCGGCTTCCATGGCCCCTCTTCGCTCAGGTCCTTCTCCGCCCGGCTTTTGACCGGCCCGGGAAGAGCCAGGCTGGCCAGGATAGCCTTGAGAACATCGCGTCGAGTCATTGTTGATGGCCCGTCCTCGCACTGATACCACATCCTCCGGCTCCATTCTATCCGGTCTCTATGGCGCTTTGACCAGGGTCTTCGGCGGCCTCTGGTCGCGCTATGGCGGCTGGGGTTGGTCGCGGATCCGGCTCTTCCTGCCGTCGGCACGCTTCGACTGGGAGCGCGAAGCGGCCGACACGTGGATGAACTCGGTGGTTGCTCTGGCCATTGCCTGGCTGGGCGATCGGTTCCCACGGCCCTTGATCCGGGTCTCCAAGATCGCCCGCAATGGCGATTACGTGCCCGTGGCCCGGCACGCGGCCATCGACCTCTGGAATTGGCCCAACCGGTTCTACGGGCGGCGCACGTTGGAGAAGGCCATCGGCCTGAGCTTGAAGGTTGACGGCAACGCGTACCTCTACAAGGTCCGAGACAACCTGGGCCGGGTCTGCGAGCTCTGGTGGATCCCCCACTACCGCATCCTGCCGACCTGGCCGTCGGATGGCTCGGCCTACATCGACGGATACCGCGTCTGGCTCGACACGGCCGTCTATCATCTGCCGCCCGAAGACGTGATCCACATCCGGGACGGGATTGATCCTCGCAATGAGCGGCTGGGACTCTCGGCCCTGCGTGCCAACCTGCGAGAGGTCTGCACGATCAATTTCGAGGCGGGCTACACCGCCGGCCTGCTCAAGAATAGTGGCGTCCCCAGCCTGGCGATCATGCCTGATGGAGACTCGGGCCCGCGGCCGAGTCCTGAGGCGGCCGAGCGAATCAAAGAGCGGTTCGTTGAAGAGACCAGCGGCGACATGACCGGCCGGCCCATTGTGCTGAGCGGCAAATACAAGGTGGTCGAGTTGGGCTTCACTCCCGAATCGATGACACTCAAGGATCTGCCCCGCAACGCGGAGGCTCGGATCACCAGTTCATGCGGCGTGGCGGCGATGAGCCTGGGATTGCCGGACCCCAACAAGACCTACAGCAACCTGGCGGAAGCCAACCGGTCGAGTTGGGGCACGATCGTCGCGGTCCAGGAACTGGTGGCCGAGACCCTTCGGTTCCAACTGCTCACCGAACCCATCAGTGCCGGCGGTTATACCACCCAGCCGATGGACCCCATGCAGTATGTGGTGGAGTATGATTACACCCACATCCAGGAGCTCCAGGAGTCGCTCGATGCGATCCATGGCCGGACCAGGGAGGATTTCAAGGCCGATCTGACCACCAAGAACGAGGCCCGCGAGCAGCTCGGCTACGAGCCTCATCCCGATGGGGATCTGTTCTTCTCGGACATCCAGGCGGGCAAGGCGGCCGGCGGCCTGGGCGGCGATGACGAGGACGAGGAGCCGGCGCTGGCCATCGGCGGCAACGGCAAGGCCCTGGGTAACGGAAGGGCCGCATGGCGACCTTGACCAGGAAGACGAAGGACAAGGAGGCCCTGTCCAACCCCTTCAAGCTGCCGCGCGGCGAGAAGTTGCGCCAGGAGATCCGGCAGGTTTTCCGCCTCCAGCGCCAGAGGATACTGGCCTATCTGCGGACTGGCCGCAAGGACCAGACCGACGTCAAGCTCCCTTACCACTTCCCGGCCTGGCACGACTTCGGGCTGGGCCTGCTGGAGATCAGCCAGCGGTTCACGCCGCTGCTGGCGCTGACCTGGGACCAGGCCGCCGGCAAGTTCGCCCCCAAGGTGGGCCTCGATCCCAACCTCTGGCAGGTTATCAACCCACACACCGAGCGGATGATCAACGAGGCGGCCCTGGCCTTTTCGGACTCGATGAACCAGACGACCAGCATGGCACTCGATCGAGCCCTGGCCAGGACCCGCGAGGAACTGGTCTCGGGCATTGTGGATCACGGCGAGGCGCTGCCCAAGCTCACGGAGCGGATCAACGCGATCTTTGAGGGGGCCGAGACCTGGCGGGCCCGGCGGATCGCCTGGACTGAGACCAGTCGCGCAGTCCACGCGGCCCAGGAGCAAGCGGCGATCGCCAGCGGCGTCGTCACGGGCTGGCAATGGCTGCTGTCCGGGGACGCCTGTCCGATCTGCATCAAGATCGCCCATTCGGCGCCCGCGGTCAGGTTGGGCCATGCCTTTGCGGTCGTTGGGGATAATCCACATTATTCACAAGTTCGCATGCCTCCACTTCACCCGCACTGCAACTGTTCGGCTCTTGAGATCCTCGACACCGACCCGCAACCGCAGTGGCACGATACGCTCCATCAACCCGAGCCGGCGACGCCCGAAGAGCACGCGGAGATTGCCCCGCGGATGATGGACCTGGTGAACGAGGTCCTGGGGCCCAAGCCGGCCCGGAAGAAGCCGGCCAGGGCGCCGAAGCCCAAGCCGGCCCCTGCGAAAAAGCCCAAGCCGGCCCCGCCCCGGGAATTCTCGGAAGTGGGCAAGCTGCCCAGCCCGGACGATCAGCAGAAGATGCGGGACTGGTCGGTCGAGCACTTCCAATCGTGGTACGACGGTCTGAGTCCCCTGGAACAAAATGCACTCCAGCGCTATACGTTCAACTCATTCCGAGGCATGAATCGCCTGCTCCGCTTCGGGCCTGAATCGATTGCAGAGGTTTTTCCCGGCAGAGAGGAGGAATACACCGATCTGAACGCATACCTCACGCGGGCGCTCTCCAAGGCGAGCATGCCTGAACCCGTCATCGCCTATCGGGGAATCTCCGACATGGGAGCCATCTTCGGCCCCAATCCCAAGGTCGGCGCCGTGGCGATTGACAAGGGTTTCATGAGCCTCTCTCAAAATTACGGGGTGGCGTACAGATTCGAGAGCGGTCAGCCGAATGCGGCAACCATCAAGGTGACAATCCCCCGCGGCGCCCACGTCGCCAGTGTCTCGGTGGCAAAGCACAACGTGAGCACGACCGACCTCGAGCACGAGCTGATCACAACCCCTGGCCATGGCCTGCGGATCACCAAGATCGACAAGGCGAATAAGGTGATCCACGCTGAGCTGATCGCTCCGGAGTCGGTGAAAGGTTTCGTCAAGGTGAAGGGTGAAGGGTGGAGGCTGGAGGGTAAATCACCATCCGATCCCACCACCCACGACCCACCACCCACCACCGATGATGACCGGTTCGTGATTCACCCGGGCGAGATGGTGCTATTGAGATGACACCTCTTATAGACGCCGCCGCAACAACCGGCATGCTGCCCCGCAAGACGCTGGATTGCCAGTTCAAGGCCATCAGCGACGACGGTTCATTCGTGCTTTACGCGGCCTGTTTCGGCAACATCGATCGGCAGGGCGACATCATCGAGCGCGGCGCCTTCGACAACCTCGAAGAGTTCGTCAAGGCGGGCTGGATCGCGCTCAATCACGATCAGGCCGGGACCCCCGTCGGTTACCCCACCGAGGCCGTCCAGGACGAGCGCGGGCTGAAGGTCAGCGGCAAGTTCCACTCGACCCCTAAAGGCCAGGAGTGCCGGACGATCGCCAAGGAGCGGATGGAAGCCGGCAAGCTCGTGCCATGCTCGATCGGCTATGTCTGCAAGGACGAGTCCTACGAGAAGCAAGACGGCGCGATGATCCGCCGGATCAAGAAGCTGAGCGTCTATGAAGCATCGTTCGTCAACCTCCCGGCCAATCCCGAAGCGGCGGTCGTTGACGCCAAGACAATCGAGGCCGAACCCCAAGGTGACGACATGGACAAAGAGACTGACAAGGCCGGCGCGGCCCTCCTGGCCCTCAAGGAGCTGCTCTCTGAGCTCCAGACCAAGAGCGATGCCAAACCGATGAGCAAGGCCGGTATGACGCGACTCAAGGCATTCGCGGAAGCAATGCACGAGCATGGCGAAGGCACCCGCGAGCACGCCAAGGCCATGACCGAGCACGGCAAGGCGGCCTGCGCCATGGCCAAGGAGATGCACAAATTCCTCAAGGGCTACAAGGACGACGAGGACGGCGATGGCGACGGCGAGGAAGAGATGGAGCGCGACGAGGAGGGCGATGTCCAGGAACGCCGCAAGAGCCGCAAGGAAGCCGAGCCTGAAGACACCGCCGACGGCGAGCCGCCCAAGGGCCGCAAGCGCCGCGAGGACGAGGATAAGACCGCCTATCGCGAGATCCTCCGCCGGCGGGCCCTGACGGGCCGCGTCGCCGAGCTTTGTCCCTGATCCTGCACCAAATCACATCTCTTCCGGGCGAACGTGGGCAGGCTTCTCGCCCGGCCCGGTCGCACAGCAGGCCCCTTCCTGATCCTGCCCTCCGGCGGCCGGTTCTTACACCCGCCTTTTCCCCTCACCTCCGAGGATCATCTCTGATGGACCCCATCCTCCAGCAACTCCAGGCGGCATGGCAGGCGAAGCATGAAGAGGCTTCGGCCATCATCGCCAATCCCGGCGCGACCGGCCCCCAGCTCGTCAAGGCCGAGAAGTTCTTCGATGAGCGGGACCAGTTGACCGAGCAGATCAACGACCGAAAGGCCCAGCTCGAGCGCGTGACCACGCTCAAGGCCCGGTACACCGACGGCCGCAACTGGGCCGGCGAGCCCGTGCGGACCCTGCCGTTTTCCGGCGCTCAGACATCCGCCATCATGGCCGGCAAGGCCGTGGGCCAGGTCAATGCCGACCATGTGAACGAGTTCAAGCTCTCGGGCTTCGAGCAGGCTGGCGTTTCATCCTTCCAGCTCGACTCCCAGCGCAAGCACTGGGAGATGATCCAGGAAGCCGGCGCAGGCACCGTAGGACAGAAGCGCTGGGAGATCATGTCCAGCTTCGACTACAAGCGAGACTTCGCGCTCTTCCTCCGGCAGGGCACGAAGATGATCGACCTCTGCACCAAGACGCTCCAGGAGGGCCTCGACGACCAGGGCGGTGTGTTCGCCCCGGCTGAGTTGATCGCGCGGATCATCGGACGGCTGCCTGCCCCGACAATGCTCCGAGGCTTGGTGACGACCCTGACCACCGGCCGTGATGTCCTGATCATGCCCCGCAAGCAGTATTCCGCCGACGACCAGTACACCACGGCTTTTCGTGTGACGTGGACGGGCGAGATCCCCTTCGACGGCACGGGCCAGGTGGCCGAAGTCAATCAGGCCAACTTACTGGGCAACATCGACATCCAGGTCCACACCGCGATGCTCAATGCCCCGGTTACGCGCAACCTCATCGAGGACGCGGCGTTTCCGATCCAGGCATGGTTAGAGAGCGAATTGGCCCAGGTCATCGACCTCACTTATGAGGACATGATCCTCAACGGCAGCACCAATGCCAACACGGTGCTGGGCTCGCAATTCGGCCAGCCCATCGGCATCCTCTTTGGAGCGTCAGCCAGCAACGGCGAAAGCCAGTCCGTCTATCCCGAATGTGTCCTCTCCGGCACGGCTGGGGCGATCGATTACAACCAGTTGATCGACCTCCAGACGGCGCTCGCTCCCCAGTACGAGGTCGAGACGACCCGCTGGATCATGAACAAGAAGAGCACTTACCGGGCGCTCAACAAGCTGCTCGACTCCAACAACCGGCCCCTCTTCACGACGGGGATGGAAGATTTCGGCATCGTCCGGGGCCGCGGGCGCGTCCTCCTGGGCGACGAGATCACGCTCTCCCAGTTCATGCCGAATATCGGCAGCGGTAACTTCCCCCTGATCTACGGCGACGTCAAGGGCTACTACCTGGCTCAGCGGGTCGGGTTCAGCATCCAGGTCCTGGATCAGACCCGGGCCAAGGCCAATCAGATCGAGCTGGTCGGGCGTGTGCGCTTCGGCGGGCGGCCCGTCGAGCCCTGGCGGTTCAAGGTGGGTAAGAGCAACAATTCGTGATCCCTCCGGGGAAATCACTTCCACCCCGCGATTTCACTTCCACCCTCGGAGCATCATATCCATGTTCTTTGGACACAATCTCGCCCGCTCGACTACGCCCAACCTGCTCTCTGACGGCGTGGCAGCCGGCAGCGGTGATACCCAGAATTCGACAGCTCTGGACATGGCTGAAGATCAGGGCGTGCATTTCACCGTGGTCCTGGGCACTGTGGCCGCCGGCGGCTCGGGCACGATCAAGATCCAGATGTCCGCCGATAACAACGTGGCCGATCCCTGGACAGACGTAGCCGGCAGCGCCCAAAGCTACACCAGCACCAATTCGGCCCACGCGTTCGTCGCGGATATCTTCAAGCCCCAGCGGCGCTACCTCCGCGTCGTGGTGATCCGCGGCGCTGGCGGCAACACCACGATCCAGTCGATCGTCGCCCTGCAATATCACGTCGGCGTCGCGCCCGAGAACCCTGGCACGAACTTCGACGGCGTGCTGTGGCTCGCCAATCCTGGCCCTGGCGCTCCCTGAGACGCTTGAGTTCCAAGATCACTTCCAAGATCACTTCCATATAGGGACCCATTTCCATGCCCAAGGCACAACAGGGATTCGCCGCGGTGCTCCCTGCGCTGGACCCGTTCCCGGGCAACCAGCCCCAGCGCGGCGGACCCTACTTCACGGCCGGCGCTCCCTCTGCCGGCACGAGCTGCGTCCAAACGGTCACGCTCGGCGGCACACCCACGGGCGGAACCTTCACGCTCATTTTCAACGGCCAGGAAACCGGGACGATCGCCTGGACGGCAACCGATGCCACCCTGGCCAGCAATATCGCCACGGCGCTCAATGCCCTCTCCAACATCGGGGCCAGCGGCGTGGCCGGCGCGGTAGGCACCGGCAACTCGGGTATCGGGACCTACACCGTCACCTTCCAGAATCAGAACGCCGTGCTGACGGTTCCCGCCATGGTGATCGGATCGAACAAGCTCACTGGCACGGCGCCAACCGTCACCGTGGCCGTGACCACGGCAGGCGTCACGGCGACACTCCGCGGTTCCGATCCAGGCACGGACATTGTGGATTACACAGGCCCGCGCAGGTGGACCAACACAGGCACGCTGAGCGCTCCCAGCTTCGCCCGCCAGGGGACCAACATCGCGGTGGTCGCCCTCACCGCAACGACGGCCACCACCGGCGGGGCCGTGGGATCATGGACACCGCCAGAGGGCGCCCCGGTGATGATCACCCGCGCCTGGATCTATGTCGCCACCAAGAGCACCGGAGCCGCAACGGTGGACGTCGGCGTGGCCGCCAATGCGACCACCTCCAATGACACGCTCATTGACGGTGCTGACGTGGGGACTGCCAGCAACGTCGTCAAGGACAACATCAGCGACGCCTCGACCAACGGGCTGAGTCGCGCACTCCTCACCGGAGTCCAGTACGTGACCTTCACCGGCCTCGCCGACACCACCGGCATGGTGGCGACCGGCTTTGTCGAGTACCTCAAACCCTGAAGGGTGGAGGGTGAAGGGTGGAGGGTATTTGCTTCGACGGGCCGCTCCCGAAGCTCGATCTGGCCTCGGTCAAGTGCGGTGAGATCGAGTTCGTCATCCGCCGCAGCGTTGTGATGCCCGTGGAGAACACGGCGAGCCATGACATCTGGTGCCTGGTGATGGCACCCCCACTCGAAAACGTTCAGACCGAAGACCTGGGGACCGTAGAGGATGCCTGAGCTGCTTTGCCAGGTCTCCGACGTGGTCGACGCGTGGCCCAGCTTCACGGCCGTACCGGCGTCGCGCCAGGCATCGCTGATCCAGCGGGCCTCGACCCGCGTGATCAATCATTGCCGGCGGCCTGGGTTCCTTCAGAACAGTTTTGACGAATTCCATGACGGCCGCAATCTGCCGCGGATCTGGCTCCGCCAGCGGCCGGTCATCGCCGTCAGCAACGTGATCATCAACGGCGACGCCCTCGATAACACCTTTGGCTCGGGCTGGCACTTCCGGGGCGACACGGGCGAGCTGATCCGGGGCAACGGCCAGGATGACACCCGGTTTGTCCCCTGGTTCCCGGCGGGTCAGCAGAATATCGAGGTCGTCTACTCGGCCGGCTTTGTCGCGGTCCCTGATCCCGTGGTGGAGGCGGCGTGTTGGACCGTGAAATGGATGTACGACCAGGGCAAGATCAGCGGGGTCTTCAGGTCTGAGTCGATCGGAGACTACTCTTACACGCTCTCCGACAAGAACCTCGACCAGGACCTGCCGCCCCACATCGCGGCCATGCTGGTCGATTACGTCCAGGATGACGGGCCGCTGTGATGCCGCTGGAAGACTTCCTTAACTCCATGTGCAACGTCACGGCCGAGGCCCCCACCGGCCAGTTCCCGCCCCAGGATGCCGTCGGCGGCGCCGACCGCTCCGACGCCAACTGGGTCGGAGTCGCCCAGGGCGTGCCCTGCCTGGTCCGGCCCCGGTCAAGCCACCTGGAAGCAATGCCAGGTCGCAATGACGCCCGGATGAACGTGGTCGACACCCGTGTTTACTTCGCTGCGGACCCGGTCCCGGGCGGGTTGAACTCGCGGAACCGGATCGTGGTCACGAGCTGCCCGGACCCGGCCCTGATCGGAATCTACGCGGTCCAGGGTGTGATCGATCCCAACGGCATGGGCCGGTTATTCGAGGCGGACTGCGAGAGGGTGAGAACTCCCTGATGGCCGATCTGGAATGGCACGGCAAGGAGGCGATGGATCACGTGCGCCAGCGGGCTTTCCAGTTCCTCACGCGCGCGGCCATCACGGTCTCTCGCAGGGCCAAGGAGCTGCTCTCGGTTCCCGGCACGGCCTACAGCTCAGGCCATGGCGGAGGCCGGAAGGGAAAGCGAGTCTATGGCGCGGTACGATCGGAGCCCGGCGAGCCGCCCCGCAAGCAGACCGGGCGGCTACGGGCCTCGGTCACTTACGAGGTCGATGAGTCGAGCCTGTCGGCCAGGGTGGGCACCAACGTGACCTATGGCAAGTACCTGGAGCTGGGCACCAAGAAGGGGATCAAGCCCCGGCCCTGGCTGCGGCGGGCCCTGGCCGAGATGCAAGGCAAGGTTGATGAGCTGCTGGCCTCGATCGGCAGCTAATTCTTCAGTTCGGCCATGAAGCGAAAGCTGATCTCCGAACCATCGACAAAGGTCATCGCCCAGTATTTATCTTCTCCGTCATCGACCCATTCCAGAGATTTGACGACCTTACCGACCACCATCTCTATGATCGATTTCCGCATGTTTTCATTATATACCATTTTTAGATCTCCTGTTTGAGCCTCTTGAGACGCACCTCGAGGCGGCGAGACTCCTCGTCCCGCCGGCGGGCCCGCCACGAAAGCAGGCCCATCCCAAGCATACCGGCGATCACGCCCGCAATGAACAACATCGCTTCCTCCCCGTTCGCACCCTGATCCTACCCTATGGCTCTAGCATCAACAATCGACTGGGAAGTCCGAACCACCGGTTCCGATTCGAATGGCGGGGGATTCGATACCGCCAAGGCCGGGACTGACTACAGCCAGCAAGATGCCGCCCAGGCCACGGGCGTGAATCTGACGGTAGACGCCACCACCAACACCAAGGTCACACCCGACGGGTACACACCCAACGCCTCGACCGATCCGGGTAACGTGATTCAGATCACGACCACCGGGGGCGGCGCAGCTTTCACCACGGGCTTTTACGAGATCACGTCCGTGACTGGCGGGGAATGGGTCCTCGATCGATCGCCGGCGGCGACGTCCTCTTCAGGCGCGCACTGGTCCTTTGGCGGAGGACTGGCCAGTCCGGGGATGGCTTCTGGCGCCGCAGTAGGCAGCAATATCATCTACCTCAAGTCGGGGACGTACAACTGCTCTAGCTCCGATAATGTCTCGGGCGGCAAGTTCACGCTGCCGGGCGGCTCCAGCGCCGCCTGCACGACGCTGGTGGGATATTCGACCACGCGCACTTTGACCAATACCGACACCAAGCCCATTCTTCAAAGTGCGACGAGCACCAACAACAACACGATTTGCACGACGAACAGTGATTGTACGGTCCGGAACATCGACTTTGAAAACGCGAACTCCGACACCGGATGCACCGCGATTTCGACGGGCGCAAATCTTTATGTGACGATTGAGAATTGCAAGATCAACGGCTACAAGACCGGCATCGATTTCATTGTGGCCGGCGGTTCGGCGGTCATCACCGGCTGCGAGATCATCCTGGCCAATGAGGCCAACGCGATCGGGATCAACGACGGCAATCAGTGCTATATCGGCGGATGTTATATCCACGGCGGCACCAGTGCTACGTCCAATGGCATCGTGACGGCCCTGGATTGCACCATCGACAGGACCATCATCGCCAACATCACCGGCTCGACGTCCAACGGGATCAATGTCGGCGGGCGAAACCCCATCATCACGAATTGCACCATCTATAACGTTTCCCAGGATGGGATCATCAACACGGGCGGCACCAACCAGGGCGGCCTGGTGAGAGACACGATTGTCGCATCATGCGGCCGATACGGTCTGAACATGATCACCGCCGTGGACAACTGGCGCGTCCTGAATCTCGCCGGCTATAACAACACGACCGCTAACACCAACGCAACGACGACGCTGGGCGCGCAGAATACCCTGGCCCTGTCGGCAACGCCATTCACTAACGCGGGAAGCGGCGATTTCAGCCTGAACAATTCGGCCGGCGGCGGCGCGGTGGTCAGGGGAGCCGGTTATCCGGGCACCTACCCGGGCGGCTCCAGTGTGAGCTCTCCCGATATCGGCGCCGTGCAGACGGCGAGCGCTGCGCCCGCCGGGCCGGCGCCCGCGTTCGTCGCCCGTGGCGACATGGGCTTTATCTACTGATCGGAGCATAACACATGGCGTGGCCCGAAAGTCTCACCGCCAGCCAGCAACAACAGGTCCAAGACCTCACCAACGCCTGCCGTAGCTTCATGGCGATGCTCTGGCAACTCAACATTCTTGGGGCCGCGATTGCGGCGAACTGGAATGGGGGCACCACGACGCTGGTGCAATCGGGACTTCAATCTGGCGATCTGATTCCCCAGACCAGCGGCCTGGCGGGTGCGCAGCCCCTGGCCGCCGCTGACGTGACCAACATCGCGGGATACGCGATCAATTTCAGCAATGCCGCGAATGCGAGTCAGGGCACCGGAGGCTACGCCAGCCCTTTCATCGAGGCGTTGGCGGTCAAGGCGGCGGGCATCGGCAATGCGATCACAGTAGGGCCGATCAGCGTTTGACCGATGGCATTCAACGATTTTTATATCACAAACAACGGGTCGAACCTGAATAGCGGTTCGACCTCCGGCGCCTCGGCAGCCTACACGTCCAGCTCGGGCAACTGGGATGGAACCTCGATCTTCACGCCAACCGATGGTTCGACGCCAGCGAATACCGTCAACGTCAACGATTTCGTCTCAATCTACAACGGCAGTCCGGCAGGCACGGCTTATGTCGCCCAGGTCACTGCTGTTGGCGCGGGAGTGAACGGCACGATTACGGTTTCGACCACCGTGAAACTGGGCACCGCGCCAGCAACCAATAGCGGCTCAATGACCTGTAAGGACGGAGGTTCCTGGAATGACTTCGGCATCGTGGCCACATTGTTCACCGCCGGGACAGTGGGAATGTCAACCCGCGTGAATATCAAGGCCGCAACCTACGCGAACACCAACAATGTCCGCACCTTTGCGATGGCGGGGGCCGCAACGACTCCCCTTCAGTGGCGAGGCTACCAGAGCACCATCGGTGATCAGGATGGCGTTTTCACCGGAGTCGCTGGCACCAATATCCCATCGATAACCTTTACCTCAGGCGGCTTTGCTGTCTCTGCAACTCGCCAGGAATTCTGGAACCTCGATATCTCTTGCACGACGGCGACCGCCAGCCTGGCCAACGGAAACGGCGCCACCAACATCTCGTTTGTGAATTGCCGATTCACCAGCACGTCAGCCAATGCATCCGCATTCGCCTATTCGACCAACTCCACGGGCCAGCAGTTCATCGCGTGCTATTTCAACGCAACATCGACTGCAACGAGCGTGATCAATGATAATGGCGGGAATCAATACTTCTTTGGTTGCTACCTGACCGGTGGCGGAATCGGCATCAATGCCGTAGGAAGCCTCAATGTTATTCTATCCATAATCGACAGTACGGGTAACGACGCAATTAAGATCGCTGGCAACGGAATTGGCAATATCACCAACTGCACAATCAACGCTCCGGGCGGAAACGGTGTGAGCGTCACCACGGCTCCGTCCAACGCCATGTCGATCGCCAATTGTGTTTTCCGCAATGTGAACGTTGCAGCAAAAGCCGCGATCAACAACACGTCAGGGACCAACACTGACCTCATCCGATGTATTGCCAATTCCTATTATAATTGCACCTCAAACACATCAGGACTCGGTGATACACCTCTGGTCAACGATCAGGGCACTCTCGCAAGCGATCCCATTCAGAGTCCCAGCACCAACTTCGCGCTCAACTCCGTGGCCTTCAACCTGGCCTATCCCGGCATCTTCCCCAAGTTCTCGGCCTTCCAGGGCTATCTCTCGCCCGGCGCGGTTCAGCCCCCATTAGGCGGCGGAGCCGGCTCCGTCACGATCGCTCGCGGCGACCTCGGTTTCGCCGACTGACCCCCTTCCTCTTCTCAGGCTCGCTTCAATTCCCCCAAAGGATCACATCCCATGGCATACAACCAGTTCGACGTGCCGTTTGCGACCGTCGCCTTGACTGCCAGCACTGCCCAGACTGTGGCCGGCATCTCGGCCGCAACCAACGTGGTGGTTCAGGTGACCGAGGTCTCCTTCAGCTTCGACGGCGCCACCTCGTCCAACGCCCCCGCCGTCTGCGAGTGGGACCAGAACACCTTCGCAACCAACGGCCCCGGAACCAACAGCACATCGGTCACCCCCTCCAAGAAAGACACCGGCCGCGGCGAGACGATCCAGGCCACGGCCGCCAAGCACTGGACGACCGAGCCGACCGTACTGACTCAGCAGTGGCCGATTGATATCGGACAGTATAATGGTGTTTATCACTACATCCATCCATTCGCTAGCCCGTTTATCATCATCGGCGGTAAGGGCGGCTCGTTGAAAATCAACTCTCCCAACAACGTCAACACCAGCGGCAAGATCAGCGGGATCGAGTGAGAACAAACCAAACAGTGGGCAGTAGACAGTTTCAAGTACGCAGTCAATACCAGGAGAATCCCATGCTGGACGTCAACGCCCTCGACGCTCGCGCCAAGGCCACGCGCGAGCGATCGAAGCTCCTCGAGTCCCTGGCCGGAACCGAGCTGCACGACAATGCGCGCGATCATCTCGGCCGGCTCTCCGCGCCTCAGAGTCGCCATCTCCCCGGCGGCCAGCGGCCGGGTGATCCGCCCTTGCCCCGGCAGTCCGACCACCTCGTGGCGTTCCGCGATGCCCGCGACTTTCATTTCGCCGCCAGTGATGCCGACCGGGTCCTGGCCGGACTCTCGGCGTACCACGCCAGGTACCGGGATCTGAAGCCGAGAGATCTGACCGGCAGCCAGAACAAGCTCGTCGAGATCATCCCCCGCCATCAGGTGGAGGGCGGAGCGCTGTCGGTCTGGGCGCAGGACTGGAATGACATCCTTCATGCCCTGTTCGAGATGGGGCTGGGCGTCTCGATCGCGCCGCTGGTTTCCGATGGCACGACTCCCTGACCTTCCATTCTTCTCAGAGTCCTTCTGAGTTCATTGCACATCTCCTGGCTGTGTTCGATCAGGCCCCGGTCGTGGATCTCGATTAACGCTCTGATGGTATCCACCGTGCCCCAGCCAGTGAGGAAAGCAAGCCCCGCCGCGGTCTTGCCCCAGTCCGGCGCGACCCCGCGCGTCAGGGCCAGAAAGAGCAACGCTCGATTCGCATCCGATTCGGAAATCATGTCATGCCCCTGACTCATGGCCTCGACTTCGACAGGCTGGGGACGGATCCCCTCCCCACACCCAACATGGCCCTCGAGGCCAGGCGGGTCGCCCGTTACTTCTACCGTCTCAAGGACGATGACATCATAACCGAATTCTGCGTGGCCGGCGCCGTCGGCGCGCAGTCGGTCGAGACCCTGATGCCTGATGGGTCTCACCGGAAATGGGATTCCTGCTGGGACGGGGATCTCCTGGTGTTCAAACCGCCTGATGGCGGCTGCGTGCCTCACGGCCTGATGTGGTATTACGACCGCCGGCTTCAGATCGGCGAACCCATGGAGCGCCCCGAGCTCGAGCGCCGGGCCCTGGGCAATCGAGTCTCCATAATCGTCCCCTCCGGCAATTGATCCATGCCAGTTCCCTTTGACGCGCCGCGCCCCCAGCAGCTCGCATCGAGCACATCGATCGCCGAGTTCGGGCTGGCTGAAGGCTATGTGATCCACGCCGCCGGCCCGGCGATCCTGCCTGCGCAGGGCCCGGCCCCGATGCGCCCTGGGATCTGGAAGGCGCGACGCCCGATCCTCCGTTCCCAGGTGGGACAGTCCACGCCCGCCCAGACGCCCCCGGAGTTCGGCCGCGGAGTCTATTGCGTGGCCGTGGAACGCGAGACGCCATTTCGAGGCATCGATGGATCAGTGGTTCATCTGATCGGACCCACGATCCCGCTGGCATCGGGGCCGGCCCCGATGCGCAACGACGGCGTCTGGAAAGCCTGGCGGCCGATTGTGACGTCGACCCCAGGACAGTCCACGCCCGCCCAGACTCCGACCTTCCTGGCACCAAAGCGACCCATCGCCTTCCAGACCGATCCCGTGGCGCTCGAGCCGCCGCTGCCGATCCTGCATCATTTACTCCCTGTCGTCCAGGCGGTTGGACCCCCACCTCCGCCGGACACCTCCCGGATCACCATTGTGATTCAGTCCGAGGCCCAGCGTCCCGACCCAGGCACGGTCTTCGCGGATGTCGGCCAGCCCATCGCGATTCCTCGATTCTCGTCCCCGCCGAAACCGGTCAACTTCCAGACTGACCCCGTTTCCCTCGAGCCGCCGCTGTCGATCTTGCACCACCCACTGCCCCCGATCAATATCGTGGGACCGCCTCCGCCGCCGGACACATCGCGCACCTCGATCACCATCCAGTCCGAGGCGCCCCGACCCGATCCGGGCCTGGCTTTCGCCGATGTTGGCCAGCCCATTGCCATCGCCCCGGTCTCATTGCCCCTGGCCCCTGCGCTTGCCAGAGAATCGCCGCCTGCCTATCAGGGCCCCGAGTTCGCCGGATCGCGCCTCAATTATGGCAGCCTTGGATTGCCCCCGATCAATACCCAGACTGCCCACCCCTGGTTGGCCCAGGCCGAGGAACCGACTCCCTTCGCTGGATCGATCACCACCGGCCATGGCCAGCCGGTGGCGATCCCGCCCTTCTCTCGCCCGTTCGTCGCGGCCCTGGTCGCTTCCGCCGAGCCGCCCCGGCCCGAACCGGGCGCGGCATCGGCCAGGGCTGGGCGCTTTGTCACGCAGCCCTTCGTATGGCCCCCGCGCCCATACCTAGCCGCCGCCGAACCCCCGCGGCCCGATCCGGGCATGAGTCGGGCGACCGCGGCGAGGGTCTCCTGGCGGTTCACGCCGCCGGTCATCGTCCAGGCGGAGGCCCCGCGCCTGGACCTGGGCTCGGTCCAGGCCCAGGTGAACGTCACCCACTTCGACCTGAGGCGCTACCCGATCCCGGCGACCATCGCCAGTAATGAGGTTCTCTACCTGGATCAGGGCGGCCTATTCAGCCAGCATCACATCGGTTTCACTGACCCGGCGCGGCCCATCCCCGCCACGATCGCCGCGGCGGAGGCGTCCACGCCCGATCCCGGCGCGGCCTTGAAAGGCTATCCAGCCCCGGTCCTGCCGCTGCCCCGTACGACCATCGCCTGGACGATCGCGATCAGCACGGCGGAGGCCCCGCGGCCTGGCGAGGGATCGGTCACGCTGGGCGTCCGTCCGCCCATCCAGCCCCTGCCGGCGACGCCCAGGCCGATCACCTTCCAGACCGATCCCGTGGTGCTGGAGCCGCCGCTGCCGATCCTGCATCACTTGCTACCCCCGATCCAGATCATTCCGCCACCGCCCGCGCCGGTTCACGCCTGGCCGAGCTGGCTCACCATCCAGTCCGAGGATCGACGCCCCGAGTCCGGCCAGGTCACGAGCTGGTCGAAGCTCAAGGTCGTGTTCGACCTACACTGGCCAACCACGATCGCCGTGGCGGAGCCGCCCCCGGCCGAGCAGGGCCGGAGCTGGACCCAAATCGCCCGTGCAACCACGGCCCCCCTGGTCAAGACTTCGCGGCCGACGATCACCGGCAGCGATGTCGAGAAGGTCATTTTCCAGACCGAGTGGGGCCGCTGGATCTATGGTGTCCAGATCCTCGTCCCCACGCCGCTGCCGATCACCTACGACGGCGTCGACATCCTGGTCGCCATCGAGACCTGGTGGAACGCCGTGGCGTCCACACAGGGCCTGACCGCGGATGGCAAGATCTGGTATCTCGAAGCCCCCGAGAACGTGGCCGCCACGCTGCCGTATGCGGTCTGGTTCCTGGTCTCCGATGTGCCCGAGACCTGGACGACCTCCTATGCCTTCGAGCGGGTGAGCGTCCAGTTCAACTTCCACGCGGCCACGCCCTGGGCGGCCCGCCAGCTCGGGCGACAATTCCGCCAGCTCGCCAAGTATGCTCCGTTAACCGTTAACGGTGTCCCCGTGGCCCATGTGCTGCCCGATGGCTCGACGCTCACGCAAGGCGAGGATCTCGGCCCGGGCGGCCGGGATTGCTGGATCGCCGGCGAGGTCCTGGATATCGCACTGACCCAATGACAAGCCTCCTGACTCCCAAAGCCTACAAGCCTCCCTTTCCCTACTTCGGCGGCAAGTCGAAAGTGGCAACTGAGGTCTGGCGCCGGTTCGGCGCCGCGCGGAACTTCGTCGAGCCCTTCTGCGGCTCGGCCGCGATGCTGATGTTGAGACCGGGACCGTGGGAGGGCACCGAGACCGTCAACGACGCGGATGGCATGATCTGCAACTTCTGGCGGGCCGTGCAATGGGCGCCCGAAGAGATGTCGAAGTGGGCCGACTGGCCCGTGATCGAAAATGATCTGCACGCCCGGCACATCTGGCTCAGGGAACGGCGAGAGATCCTGACAGGCCGCCTGGAGGGCGATCCCGAGTATTTCGATGCGAAGATCGCCGGCTGGTGGTGCTGGGGTCAGTGCTGCTGGATCGGCGGTGGTTGGTGTGATCCGAACACGACTGGCCCCTGGGGCTGGGTCATCGGCGAGGACGGCTTCCGCCAACTGGCTCACCTGGGCAACGGCGGACACGGGGTCAGCCGCAAACGGGTTCACGTGGGTAACGCCGGACGCGGGGTCAACCGCCGGCGTGTAAACTTGCATTGGGCGCGTGGAGTTGCTCGCACGAGCAACGGGGACCTTGCGGACTACTTCCGGTCTTTCACCGACCGTCTAAAACACGTCCGGGTCTGTTGCGGTGACTGGCGGCGGGTCTGCGGCCTGACCCCGACCGTCAAGCAGGGTCTCACGGCGGTGTTTCTCGACCCGCCTTACGGGGACGCCGCCAAGCGGGATATGCAGCTCTACACCAAGGACTCCGGCACGGTGGCCGGCGAGGTTCGCCAGTGGGCCATCGAGCATGGCGACGACCCGCGCATGCGGATTGCCCTGTGCGGCTATGCGGGTGAGCATGCCATGCCAACGGACTGGTTCGAGTGGGCATGGAAGGCGAACGGCGGATATTCCAAGCGAGGCACGACTGCATACGGTAACGCCCGCCGCGAGCGGATCTGGTTCTCACCGCACTGTCTCCCTTGAGGTCTCACGCCATGCTCAAGCGCCTCATCGCCGCCGCCCTGGTCGCCATCTGCCTGGTCTCGGTCCCTGTGGTCTTCGCCTCGATCGATGGCGTGATCAGCGTCACCTTCACGGTCAACGACCGCCGCACGATCGGATTGAACACCGGGGCCAACCTCAGTGTCAACAGCAGCCCTTCGATCACCTATTCCAATGGCACCGGAGCCAACCAGGCCAATGTGCTCTATCAGGCCGTGCGCACCCTCTCCGCAGGCGCTGACTCGGTCGCACTCTTCGGCGTGCTTCAGGATTCCTACGGCACCACGGTCAACCTGGTCCGGGTGAAGGGGATCTACCTCAAGAACCTCTCAGCCAGCAACCCCCAGACCTATGGGGCCGACGCCTCGCACCCCTGGTCCAGCTTCCTGAACAACACCGGCACGATCACGCTGCCGCCCGGGGCCTTCGTCGGCGGCGGCACACCCGACGCGACCGGCTGGACAGTCGGGGTTTCCGACGTGATCAAGGTGACGGGCACGGGGACTGATCAGTATCAGATCGTGATCGTCGGGGCTTCGAGCTGAACTATCTCTCACGCAATCCATCTCCGCGCAACACGGAGCTTAATCCATGTCACAAGCCTATTCCGGAGTCCAGGGCAACATCCTGATCAGCGGCAACGACGTCGACGCCCAGGGCTGGTCGGCCGATGTCGAGGCCAACTCCTTTGATTCGACCACCACGGCCGATGGCGGCTGGGACGACGAGACGGGATCGACCAGCAAGATATCGGGCAGTTTCGATTTCTTCTACAACAAGGCCAAGCCGCCCTTTGGCAGCCTGGGCGTGACCCCCAATACCGTCGCCATCCTCAAGCTCTACGTCCACCTCAGCGACGGCAACTTCTTGACCGGTAGCGCCCTCATCAAGAAAGTCAGCTTCAAGACCAAGGTCAAGGAAGGCTTCGTCCTCACCGCGTCCTTCATGGGCAAAGGGATATGGACCTTACCGAGCACCTAGACTTCCCTTCGCTCTCGATCGATCTCGGCGGCAAGAGCTACTCGTTCGGCGAGCTGCCGCTGGAGTCGCTGGCACGGCTCCAGCAGTGGATTAGGGCCAATTGCCTCCATCCGATCGATGCGATCAAGGCCCACCTCGACGGGCTGCCCGATACCGACCGTCAGCGATTACTGGAGTCAGCCCGCGTCGAAGCCAGGACGTGGCCGCCGCAGATCGGCACCCAGGCCGGGGCCCTTGCCCTCTTGGGTTCGGAGGCTGGCCAGGTCGAGGCGCTCTACGAGGGCCTGCTGGTGCATCAGCCAGCCATCACCCGGCCGCAGGCCCTGCGAGTCTTCCGCCAGCTTGGGAAGAACCTGGCCAAGGGCGACGGCGAGAAGACGATCCAGCGTATCTTCGCGGTGATGTTCGGCCTGGGCGACCCGGATGACGACCGCCCAAAAGGCTAAGCCGGCGAAGCGGCCGGGACGATCCGCCCAACTGGGATCTCATCATGCGAGCCTCCGAGCAGAAGCTGCGTATGCGGAAGTGGGAAATCGGCCGCTACACCTTGAGTCAGCTCCTGAACGCACTCGATCAGAGCGACCCCAACGACCCGCACGCGGGCGGGATTGAGGTCCGGGATGAAGCGGACTTCCGTCGGCTACTGGAAGAACTGGAGGATTAACCCTGCCCCGCAACTTGCAGCAAGATCATGTTCAAGCTGGCTGAGCTATTCGTCGACATCAAAGCGAAAGACGAGAACCTCAAAGTCCAGGTGGGACAGGTTCAGAAGCAGCTCTCGGCAATGGGCGTGGCCATCGGGACCGCCGTCGGCCACCTGGCCGCGTCGGCGATCGCATCGGCTACCGCGGCCCTGACTGGGTTCTTGACGAAGGGTATCACTGGCGCGGCCAACCTGGGCGAGTCGCTGTCCAAGGTCTCAGCCGTGTTCGGGGACTCGGCCGGGGCCATCACGGCCGTGGCCGATGAACTGGCCAAGAAGTTCGGTTTGAGCAAGCAGAGCATCCTTGACGCGGGCGCGGCCATCGGCCTGGTCGGCAAGGCGGCGGGTCAATCCCAATCCCAGGCCGCCCAGCTCGGGGCCAACATGGCCAAGCTGGCGGCCGATGCCAGCAGCTTTTATAACGTGCCCCTGGATGAAGCGTTGAACAAGATCCGCTCCGGCCTGGTCGGTGAAGCCGAGCCGCTGCGGGCCTTCGGCGTGCTCTTGTCCGAGGAAAAGGTTGCAGCCGAAGCCGTGGCCCTGGGCCTGGCCAAATCCACCAAGGCCGTCGATGACCAGGCCAAGGTGATGGCCCGCGCCAGCCTCATTCAGAAGGGCCTGGCTGACGCCCAGGGTGACCTGGCTCGCACAGCCGATTCCACCTCCAACCAGTGGCGCAAGTTCACGGGCACCATCGAGAACACGGCCACGGCGATCGGCACGGCACTGGCGCCGGCGATCAACACGATCGTCAACGCCTTTGGTGACATGGCCACGATGGTTTCGAGCTGGGTCGAGTCCAGCAAGGCCCAGATCGAGAGCTGGGCCACGGGCGTGTCGAACGCCATCAAGGGAATACCCAACGCGTGGGACACCTTCAAGGCCGGCTTGACGGTTGCGGTCCTCAAGGTCGAGGAATGGTACACGAACGCGGTCGAGATCTTTCATACGTTCATGGGCAACCTGGGCATCATCGGTCAGTGGATCGGGCGCAACTGGAAACAGATGATCGTTGACGCGCTCGTCGCGATCGGCACGGGCTTTAATAACCTGGGGACGAATCTCTACAACCTGGGCGCGGCGATCATCGAGTTCCTGAAGGATCCGACGAAGGGCTTTCAGTTCAACTGGAAACCGTTGCTCGAGGGCTTCAAAGCTGAGACCTCGAAGCTCCCCGAGCTCTTAAAGCCCAAGCTCACCAGTATGGACGATGCCATTGCGATCGTCGGCGAGGACCTCAACCGCAAGATCACCGATCGGGCCAAGGCTGCGGAGGGCGCCGCCAAGCAGGCCGCAGCCACAGCCAAGGTCACGGCCGCAGCGGCAGGGAAGAAGACCGAGGACTTCCACAGCACCACCAGCGGCCTGGCCGAATTCGCGTCGAAGCTCCGCGAGAACATCCTCTCCAAGGCTGACGACCTGCCCAAGAAGCAGCTTGATGAGGCCAAGAAGACGCGCGAGGCCACCGAACAGACCCGCGATATCCTCAAAAAGGGCATCCCGGCGGTACTCAGCTAATGGCAGGCGATCCCACCGTCCCCTTCGAGGTCCTCACCAAGGGCTTCGAGGTTTCAGGCGACGTCCGCAGCGGCTACAAGGCCATCGTTCCCTATCTGATGGCCTGGGAAGATGCCTTCACGTTCGCCGACCAGGTCGTCGGCTTCCCGTCGGCCACGGTGATCGGCGCCGTAACCTTCCGACTGCCGTACCTCTTCCCCGGCGCGCAGGCCCGGATCTATTGCCAGCGGTTCCGGATCGAGCCCTGCGGAGCCGACGGTACAACCCCGATCCCGACTCGAGGCTTGAAACCCGGTGAGTTTTTCACCCATGCCAAGGTGACGCTCGAATTCGAGACCCCGCCGGCGATCCAGCAGCTCAGTGACGATCCCTATGGTCTGAACCAGCTCGACCCGGCCAATCCGATCGGCAACTGCGAACAGTCCGTCAAGCTGGGCGGCAAGATGCAGACCTACAAGGGCGGGAACTACAAGTACGAGTCCGACGGGATGCCGGTCAATGGCGATGTGGCCATCTTGATCGTCGAGGGCAAGCTCGTCCTGCGGTTCCCACGGATCCCCTACCTGGCCTGGCAAACCGTGCAACCTTACGTCAACAAAGTCAATCAGTTCCCCGTGCTGGGCGTCGATATGGGGACGCTGTTGCTCGAGGGGATGGATACCGAGGTCCGCCCCGCCCCTAACTCGCAATTCGGCGCGATCGCCCAGAGCATCACACTGGAGTTCGCCTGGCAAAACTTCGACTGGAACTTGTTCCCGAGACCCGATGGAACGCTCGATTTCATCGCCCTGTCGGGTACCGGGGAGCGTCCCTACGAATACATGGATTTCCGGGTGCTGTTGAACCAGCTCGCCTTCGTGGGTGGTTGACCCTTGTTCGATTTCCAGCGCATCAATCCCCAACCTGGCGATCCGCTCCGGGCCTCGGACATCAAGGCGATTGTGGAGGAGCTGAAGCGCCCCACGATCGAAGCGCGGGCCGGGTCAGGGCTGATGATCCGCCGCGGCCTCAAGGGCCTCCAGATCGCGGCTACGACCCAGGCCGGCTTCGTCGCCGTCGCCGCGGCGGACATTGCCCCTCGGTCCGGATCCACCGCGGGACTGGGCGTGGTCTTCCGCGTTCACCTGGACGCGGCAACCGGCCTGATGACGACCACGACGGATCTCCTCAGCGTCAACAACGCCTCCGCCGAGACGGTCGACGGCGTGGCGTCGATCCAGGGTGGCACCTATTGCTGGGTCGAGGCCGATCGCGATGGGAACCTGTGGGTGACCCCGCTCGAATGTTCGAACATGCCTGCCTGATCCATGGGAAGCCGCCGTCGATGCTGCTGTTTCTGCAACTGCCGACCATGTGTGTTGCCCAAAAAAAACCTGACGCTCACCTATAGCGGCGTCGAGAGCTGGGATGTGGTCGGTGCTCCGCTGAACGCGGGGACGATGACCCTGGTCTATCGCGCGCTGATCTTCGACGGCAAGGTTGTGCCCTGCGGCTGGTCCGGTTGTGCGAACCTCACTCCTTTCCGGTTCCTTGAGACCAATTTCAACACCAGCCTTCAGTTCACAATCGCGTGCGATCAGATGGCCACTCGCTATACAGCCCTCTGGCGTGGTCTTCCGAATTGCGTCCCGACGCCCGATGATTTTTTCATTCGGATCAGCTATCCCCCTCAGATCGGGGACACAGGACTGATGGCGCAGCGGAGCGACTGCAACCCGCTCAATCTGCACTTCGTCGGGATCCCCGACCCGACCCGACCCGACTTCACGATCACGTTATGAAGCCTGAAGACCCCAGGCTGCTTGCCGCCATCGACCAGGTCATCGCCCAGACCGGCGTCGAGCGCTATCGCTACCTGGTGCTGGATCATCCTAGCCGCAAGGTCCGCGCTGAATATGCGGGCCTGGTCCGCCACCTGGCCAAGGAGCCGGCAACGTCGCCGGCGATACCTGTCGACTACGCCGTCGAAGAGCTTCCCCGCCGCGGTGGTTGTTGCGGCGGTTAGATCAGATCCTTCGACCGCACTCCGGGCATCGCCAGGGATTGGTCAGGATCATGAGGACGATCCGGACCGGCACCCACAGTCCCAGCGACAGCAGGACCAGGACCAGGTCCCCGCAGCCCCATACGGTCGAATTGGCCTGGGCGGCGACACGCCGCTTGCAGCGCCTGCACCATCGCGACGCGATCTTGATGCTGCCTCGCATGCGTGCGTCCAATAAAAAGCCCCGTCCAGGGGTGAGACATCCCGGACGGGGCAACGAAAGGAGGCCGGCACGCGGTCGCACTCGCGTGACTCCGGCATTCTAACGCCGCCGGCGGAGCTGGTCCAGTCCCTAGAACCGGATCTTGGCGGCGGCCCGCTGGAGCAACTCAGGATCCGCGTGACGATAATGCCGTTGAGTGGCCGGTCTGGAATGCCGGAGGATCCTCTGGAGCATGAGTTCGCCGATGTCCCAGTCCTCGGATAACGTGCCGAAGGTGTGCCTGAAGGCCAGCACGGTCAGGCCCTGGACTCCGGCCCGCTCCCCGAGCTGGCGGACGCGATCGGTCGGACGATATCCTGGTGATCCGCCCATCCAGGGAGTATGCCGACGGCTGCCAGGGAAGGCCCAGTCGCACCCTGCCGACGGCAACCAGGCCTCGAGCACCCGTCCGAGCGGTTCGGCGATCGGCAGCCAGGCTGCCCGGGCACCCGTCTTGAGCCGTCGGCGTGGATGACTCTTGACTGCGATGACCCGGTCTTGCAGGAGAATGTCCTGGACGCGCAAGCCCAAAATCTCCTTGAGCCCTGCCCCCGTATAGGCCCAGGCGTAAACGGCGGCCCTGAGCCTCGAGGCCTGCCACCCGCCATCCTGGGCCTCCTCGTCGGCCTTCAATAGTACCCGGGCGATTTCCAGGGCCGAACGGTGCCGTCGGAAAGGCTCGCCATCCTCCAGCTCATCGGACGGCACCCAGCTTGAGAGCTTGCGGAAACTGAAGGGATTGCGCAAATACCCCCGCCACTCTCCATAACCGCAAACGGCTCTCAGGGCTGACAGAAGACTTTTCCGCGTAGCTGCAGCCCGCTCGGGATGATCGGCCAGCCACCGGCCAATGGCGACCGGATCGAGGTCGGCGGCGACCTGGCAATAATTAGCCAGCTCATGCAGGACCTGGCCTATTTTGGAGCGAGTTGACGGCCGCTTCTGGGGCGGCTGATACAGCGCAAGGACTTCCGCTTCGAACTGGCTGAACGCGACATCGGACATGGGGCAAATCTCCGGGATGCAGGCCACATGGAAGGAAATGCCGGCATCACAAGTATTGCCCATGAGGACGATCATGCCACATGGCGGAACTCTACCGCCTGTAACGGTTTAAGCACCCGCCTACGGAACCGAAGGTTACAGGTTCAAATCCTGTCGGGTGTATTCGGATTTCGGAAATCGGGCGGGATGCGTGATTTATGATTTGTCCGCAAAGACTACAGACTTGGACGCACCGAGCACTGTACAATCCAGCCTCCACGCCCAGTGCGCGCAAACTAAACGACCTATCTGGATCCATGTGCGTGCGATCGATCGGGCAACCGGTCGGTTTCCGCCTGGCTGGCCGCGTCGTCCGGCAAGATAACGGCGGTCAGCCAGGTTCCTCATACTTTAACCGCGAAAACCGGACCTTTGCGTCGTATATTCCGGACCTTCGGCCCGTCCATGCTTGAACCATCGGTCAACCATGCTGCAACCATGGAGCGACCGTGCGAATGGTTGCACGAAATATCAATGGTTGCTTGGGAATCGATGGCCTGGATCTGGGAGGCGGCATCGGCGCGCACGGCGAACACGGCTGGATCGTAAGGTGGGATGAATCGCTGGAGGGTTGGCCGTCAATCAGCAGTCAGGTGACCACCCGGCATGATCGGCCCGATAGAAGTGCATCTCAGGGGGATCGAACGTTGGCCAGAAGCTCGTCGGGAATCGTAACAACAAGCTCGTCGGCAATGAGTCCCTCAGTGATGGCCCTGGCGAGGATCTTCCGGTTTATCGCCCCGACATTCCCTTTCTCCTGGCACTGCGCCACGAGATCCGCAAGTTGTTGCTGTGTCAGGGGCTTGGACTCCGATCGGGCAGGCGCCGCAGGTCGTCTGTGGATCACAGCAGCCGGAACCAGCTCAGGCTTATCGGGAGCAAACCCCTGCTTGTCGAAATTATTCAGGGTGCGCAGCACAAACCCCCAGCTATAGACCTTGGCGTTGCCTGGAGTCTGCTCATGCGTATCGATGCAATCCAGCGCCCTGTCGACCCAGTCGGCACCATAAGTCTCAACGGCCCTGCGAACCTTGTTGGGCGTCGCCTCGCGGCCGGGCTTGGCCTTGCCCTTGGGCAATAATGCCATCGCCCGGGCGATCAGCTCAGGCGTGGTCTCCCGGCTCCCTTCCGGGTTGATTTTCGAAGAAGACGACGACGCAGACGTCGACGTCGTATCTTTCGAACTTGAATTGGAATTAGGAGGGGTCTGGGGAGGATCGCCCATGTCGTCCTTCCCCAGTAGGCCGGCGACCCGGTCCACCAGGAACCGGATCAATCGCCGCCCTTCGGTCCGGATCCGCAGGATAAGGCCCTGTCCCTGCCCCCATGCCCATTGAAGGGCCCACAATCCCTTCTGGACGAACCGCAGGGACCGGTGCGGCCGTTTTGACGCCTTGAGCTTCTCGGCGATCCTGCGGTCGGTAATCACGATTCCGGCCTCGGTCGCCTCGCCGATCAGCTCATTGACCGCCCACAGCACCTCGAGCGCGGCCGTGCGCAGGCTGGGTGCCAGGTCCATCACGCGCCGCTGGAAGCCAACAAAGGTCGTAGCGTTCATTTGGCCTCCGATTTCTTGCGACGCGTCCTGCGCCGTTTTGGAGGCGGCTCGATGGACGTCTCGGCCTGCACATCACGCTGTCGCCTGTCTAGCTCTCGATCCTCGATCTCCCGGCGGATGCGGTCGAATCGATCCGGGTCGAGGTGATCCAGGAAGCGGAGGGCCGGCCTCCGGAAGGGATCGCGGCTCATGACTCGCGACCTCCCCCATCGGCCAGATGGGCGGCCCGTCTGGTGAGCTGGTAGACCAGGTAATCACGACGGATGCGTATTCCATCACGCAGAATAATGCCGGTCTTCTCGATCTCTTCGACCAGACCGCAGTGCATCAGGCCCTCGAGGGCTTGCCGCAGATCGGTGGCCGGAATCGACTCCAATCCCCGGCCCTGCCGAAGCTCCTGGATTTCCAGCGGCCTCTCGGCCCAGGCCATATATCCGAAGATCCGATGCTCCACCTGGTCCGGCCTGATGCGCGTCGAAGGTAATGGAGGCCAGAGCGGTTTACGGCCCTTGCTCATGGGACACCTCCCTCGGCGCAGTTGCCGTGCCGGAATGTGAGGGTGGTTTTGTACGGCCATCGACCGCGGCGGCGCAAATAATTGCGCCTGAGCACGGCCTCATTGTGGCTGATTCTGGCCACCTCCATGATCTGTCGGGTCGTGATGGACTGGCCCGGCTTGTAGTGCAGGGCCAGGACCTCCAGGAGTTCCCTGGCCCGGATCCTCGCCGGAATGTGATCCGGACGAGCCGGGGGCTTGTAGCTTCGGACGCCTCGCTCGATCGCCAGGAATTTACGAGGCGTGATCCGCAGTAGAGCCGGACCGATGCTGTTCTTACCCATTGCGGCCACCTTTCTCCGGCTTCTGCCATGGGCTGGCGCCGATGGTCGCAAACGGGGACCGGACACGATAGGTAATACCGTGGTAGACGATCTCCTCATGCCCACGGTCCATCGCGAAGAGAAGCTGGACTAAAATCCGGTGCGCACCGGGCGGCAAGTCCTTCAGCCTCAGCCAGGGGACACCGACCACACTATGGCAAAAGGCGAGCTGCTCGGCCGTCGTGGCCTGGTCCCAGATCCAGTCCAGATCGAGCGGGGAATCATCGGCGGCTCGGATCATCGCCCACCTCCTTGCGGGTCAGGGCGCTGTTGGGCCCCCTCGATGAATCCTTCTGCGCGCATTTGTTTCGCGGTCAGGAAATACCGGATGGGACTGTCCCATTCCGGCCCGTCCCAGGGAGGTGGAATCGATGCGGATTCGCTTGCGGCAATTGATCTTATCCCAATGCTGGGATAAGATGGAGTGCGGAGATTGGCAGGTTTCCGCGCAACAGATCGGCGCATCAGTCAGTTTCCTTTGCAACGCCTGAGTCGGGGTCGTCCGGCAAAGATAACGCCCGGTAAAGGCTGGCCAAAAAAGACACATTAGGAATGGACTCAAACTGGTCGGTACCAATGGTGCCCACCGGATTTGAGTCCATTCCTTTTTATCGCCCGGGCTTGCGTCTGTGAAGGCTCTACTCAGGAAAAGGCGCAGATCGCCCCGCACTTGGCGAACTGATCAGGGACATGGGATCTCCTTGGTTGTGAGCGCGTCGAGCCAGACCTGGCAGGCCGTGCGAAAGACGCGCTCGCTCGCCTCAGCCGCAGCCTCAGCCGCATACGCAGCCGCAGCCTCAGCCGCATACGCAGCCGCATACGCAGCCGCAGCCGCAACCGCATACGCAGCCGCATCCGCATACGCAGCCGCATACGCAGCCGCAGCCGCAGCCGCAGCCGCAGCCGTAGCCTCAGCCGCATACGCACCCGTAGCCGCATACGCAGCCGCATACGCAGCCGCAGCCGCAGCCGCAACCGCATACGCAGCCGCATGCGCATCCGCATCCGCATACGCATCCGCATACGCAGCCGCAGCCGCATCCGCATACGCAGCCGCAGCCGTAGCCGCAGCCGCAGCCGCAGTAGTAGCCGCAGCCGTAGCCTCAGCCGCATACGCAGCCGCAGCCGCATCCGCAGCCCTCGCAGCTTTTCGGGCCAGATCAAGAGTTGATGCGTATCGGCATTGATCCTTAATCGAGTCGGGCAACCAGTCGATCAAGGGGATCAAACGCTGAACAGTCAGAATGGCTAGCCGAGAGGTGACCTGTTTTTGCCGCTCGATGGGCCAGCGACGAGATTCCTGGTAGCCTTCGAGTACCGGCAACAGGCATTCGGCCCTGACGAGTTCGGAAACATTGACATCATTCATCCGTCGAACGTCGTAGCAACCAATGGCCTGGGGCGAATCGGTCCATGGCTGAGACTGATATTGCGACAGGGCCTCCAGGCCGCAGGCCGCGCCATCTGGCTCGTGTTTGCCTGCGGCCAGTTTGCCGCCGAATCGCAATTTCACAAATTCGGTGAGAGTCATCATTGTCCTTTCGAAGTGGGAACCCACGGCGTGCAGCACCGTGGGCAAAAATCGGCCTCATAAGGAACGCCGCCGGCGTGGAGCCGATGGCGGCTCCAGCCGGCGGCCATCTGTCGAAGGTATCGCCGCGCCGCATCGGGGTTAAAGACCGACCGGCCCGCGAGCCATACCGCGCTTTTGCGGCGGCAATGGTCGCACTCCAGGCGGAGCAAGACTCCAGTGCGGTCGCGGCGGATGTGGGTCACCTTGGATCACCCCCCCCACTTGCCGCCAGGCCGGGTCAGCTCGTGATGCACGTCGGCTACCTGGTCCGGATTCCAGCTCATAAACCGGTCCGGGTAGCCCCTGGTCTTGCCCAGCTTGCGCGCGGACTGCCAGCGCCCATTGGAGCCGCGGCACCAGGAATAGAATTCCTGGCCCGTCCTGGGGGTCCCTGGCGTGTGCTCGGCGGGTGGTTGCACGGTCGGGCCCGGAGCTGGAGCCGGCGCGGAGGCAGTGGCGCCGTTCCCGTTTCCGTGCCCGACCGTGTGTTCCGTGGTTGGCTTCTTCACTTCCGGCCGCGATGCCGGGCGCTCCAGTGCCCGGAGCCGGCACAGGAACTCTGCCAGGGCGTCGGGATAGCCCAGCCAGGACGGGTCGACGTCGATCGAGATTTTCATGATGGGCCTTTCTTGTTTGTTGCTCCATTGTCGCGGGTTTTGATGCGAGTTCGAAAGCTCTTGAGCCGCTCAATGTCATCATTGAGATCGGCGATGATTCGCATCAAACGCCGCAGACGATCGGTCAGGGCTGTGGTGACCTGGTCCAGCTTTTCATTGCGCTCGTTCTCCAGTTGACGCCTCATCTTTGAGTTCATGGCAGCTCCAAAGTAAATCGCCCCGGGCCGCGATCGCCGCGGCCGGGGCTGATGTCAGACCTTTGGTTTTCGAGGATCGAATCGCACCTTCACGACTCCTGATGCTGGCTGCGGTAAAAATCCCACGCCTCCCGCCACTGCTGGATCCTGGTTTCCTGCGTGTGGGGCTTGGGGAAGGCGAAGGGGTCCGTGGCCTCCTCGAGCGAACGGGACCACCGGGAGTACTCGGTCCAATCATCCTGGTTCGGCTGGAAGATTTCGGGATCACCCTCCGGCTCCGGCTCCAGCTCGGGCGGGATCAGGATCGCGTTGGCCGGGATTTCGCGATCCAGGCGCGGCTCGAAGAAGATGCCCGGCCGTGTCACGCCATCGATCGTGCAGTCCCGGACTGTCACCAGGAGCCGATCGCGCTCGTCGAAGACCGTCTCACCCGGCATAAGCAGACCCATCCGCTCCAAGATTGACTCCACGTCCAGGTAGCAGCCCGGATCGGACCACCTGGGGTCGTCGGCGGCGATCGCGGGCTGGCCGGTCTCCAGGGCCCATTCGGCCTGCTCGCGGTCGGCAGGGTCCAGGACCTGGGCGGGGAGACCTTCCACGGTGCCGTTGCAGAGCACGTGACACTTGATGCGGCTGATCGCCGCTGGGCCGTATCCCAGCTCGGTCACGAGATGAGCTTCCAGGAGCTTGAAATCCCACATGGGCGGGACCGACACGATTGCCCGCTTGCCATTGGATCCGTTCTGATGTACACTTCGCATTGACTTTCTCCAGTTCCGCAAGGAGATGGTCCTGATCGAGTGCCCCCGGCGCCGTCTTCTTCACGGCACCGGGGTTTTTTTTGCGCTGTGGATTGGTCAGTCAGTAACCCATTCGGACGTGGTGCTCAGCTCATTCTCCCCACAGCGCCCGCCCGAAACGATCGAGCGGATTCGACGGCTGGCCCGAGCGGGTTGAGGGCGTCCGGCCAGGCCGCCGCTGCCGGCCGAAACGATCGGCCAACAGTGGCAGCTTATCAGGCTGGTTACTGGGTTGCAATAGAGGAAAAGAAAAAATTCGACTAGCCAGGTGAACCGATGAACTGCTATCATGGATAGGCGTGCTGAATTAGACTTTGGTTCCGGGTTACTTGGAGGGGAAATGCACGCAGTAATGGAACAGACCATGGTTCGACGGAATGATCTGGCAGTGAAGATCGATGCAGAGGTCATCAGCGAGGCCAAGATGGTCGCTGCGTCCAAGGGTATTTCCCTGGCCGAGTATCTCTCCGAGGTCTTGAGACCAATCGTCCATCGCGACCTTGAGGCCGAGACGGCTCGGCGGCTGAAACCCCGCAAGCCGAAAGGCGGTGAGTGATGGCCCGAATCCTCAAGGGCCCTCCGGAGGTCCTGGATGAGCTGGGCGAGGCCCTCGACCTGATGGAGGTCACCTACCGCGAGCTCAGGCGCCAGAAGCGGGCGCTGTTCCCGGCCGTGATCGCATACCGCCGATCGGTCGAGTCGGTACGGAGAGCCTGGCGGCATTACCGCACCGGCATCACCGACACGCCATTGCTGGAGCGGATGGGCGAGGGTCCACCGGCGCCCCCTGTCTCGCCGGCGAAGGCCGCAAGGAAGAAGAGCCGGCCCAAGGACACCGACGGTCATGTGGACGAGCCGCTCGCGATCACCGTCACGGAGGAACTGCCGGACTTTGGACAGGTTGAGTCCGCGGCCGAGAGTGTCCCTCGACCAGAGGGCGGATGGAACGAGCTGGCTTTGCTGGCCGCGGCCGAGGAGCTGGGGATCCCAGACTGGCGGCGGGTCAAGCTGTGCGTGAAGTGCGAGCAGGCTTTCCCGGCCAAGCAGACCAGGTGTCCCGTTTGCAAGGGAAGCGTGCGGCTGGTCGGCGGCCTGGTCCGCGAGCGTTACCTTAAGCGGAATGGGAAGTTCAAGAGCAAGCCGAAAGGCAGTACGTGATGGACCTTGTTGATCACATCTATGTCTACGTCGAGATTGACGCCGATGGCAAGGAGGGCATCGTGGGCGCCAGAATCTTTCCCGATGGCCACTGGGCGCCGTTGATCACCAGCCTCAAGCGACTGCTACCGGCCTTGAATCAGATCGC